CGACTGGATCGACGGCAAGCTGAGGGGCGCGCGCCGATGATCGCCACCACCGAACTCGCGATTGTCCAGGTGCTGCTCGACGCGGCCGAGGAAGGCGTGCTGGGCTACCAGTACCACACGCACGACACCTTCCCCGACCAGTTCGAGGAGTATCTCAACAAGAACCGCAACCTGCGCACGCCCGCTGTCTGGGCCACCTTCCTCGGCATTGTCGAAGGGGTCGATGATGGCGACGCCAACGGCTTCAACGCCCGCGCCCGGTTTGCCCTGGTCGTGGCGGCCGAGAACCTGCGCAACGAGGAAGACAGCCGCCACGGCGATGGCGCGCGTCCCGGCTCCTACCAGCTGATGGTCGATGCGATCCGGGTGTTGTCGCGAAGCATGCTCGATCCCGCGCTTGATCTGATGGAGCCGGTGCGCATCCGCAGCGCGCGGCCCGTGGCTCGGACCGAGCAGATGAAGCGCCAGAACCTGTCGATGATGGCGATCGAGCTGGAGCTGGTGCTGCCGCTCAGCGTGTTCGCGGAAGATCCGGTCGATCTGCGGACGCTGCATGTGGACTGGGACATCCCGGCCTTCGGCAATGTCGCGCCGCCGCTGCCTGCCGCCGATCCCGACGCGGCCGATGAGATCGAGCTGGGAGACCCCGCACCATGACCGCCGCCCTCAAGGCTGACCGCCTCACCCCCAAGTTCGGCCGCCGCGTCCGGCACGCCGATGGCCGCCTGTTCGATGCGGGCGGCGAGTGGGTGGTGCTCGACGCCTACTACCGCCGCCTCATCGCCGATGGCGACCTCGTCCACACCGATCCGCCCAAGGCGGCCCGCCGCCCCAAGAAGGGAACCCAAGCATGACGATCAGTTTCAACACCATCCCGGCCAGCTTCCGCACGCCCGGCCAGCACATCGAGTTCGATTCGAGCCGCGCCGTCGCCGGTCTCCCGCCGATCGAGAACCGCGTGCTGCTGATCGGCCAGAAGCTCGCTGCCGGCAGCGCGGCCGCGCTCTCGATCAACCCGCTCAGCTCGGCCAGCCAGGCGGCGGCGCTGTTCGGCCAGGGCTCTCAGCTGGCGCGCATGGCTGCCGCCTATTTCGGCGCGGACGGCTTTTCCGAAGTCCATGCCATCCCGCTCGACGATGCGGGCGGTTCGACCAAGGCCACCTGCACCCTGACGGTGACGGGGCCAGCCACCGCGGCGGGCACCATCGCGCTCTACATCGCGGGCGAGCGGCTCGCGATCGGCGTGGCGCAGGCGGCGATCGCCAACACCATCGCCGCCGCGATCGCCGCCGCGATCACCGCGCACCCGGATCTTCCGGTGACCGCCGCGGTGGGCGGCGCGCCCAACCAGCATGTCGTCACCCTGACCGCGCGCAACGGTGGGACCAACGGCAACGTCATCGATGTCCGCCACAGCCACAATGCGGGTGAGGCGCTGCCGGCAGGCGTCGGGCTGGCGATCACCGCGATGGCAGGCGGCGCGACCGATCCCGTGATCGACGCGGTCTGGCCGGTGATCGGCGACAATGCCTACCGGACGATCGTGCTGGGTGTGACCGATGCCACGACAGTGGCCTCGGCCAAGACCGAGCTGGACAGCCGCGCGGGATCGGCCCGGATGCTCGAGAGCATCGCCTATGGCGCGCGGCGCGGCACGCAGGGCGATCTTGCGGCCTTCGGCGCGGGGCTGAATTCCGAGCTGGTCTCGATCCTCGGCATCGGCAGCAGCCCGACCTGCCCGGCGCTGGCGGCCGCGATCTATGCTGCCGCCTGCGGCTATTTCAGCGCGATCGACCCGGCCCGCCCGCTCCAGACGCTGGCGCTGAAGGGCATGATCGCCCCCAAGGTCGAGGCGCGCTTCACCCGCGCCCAGCGCGAGCTGCTGCTGCGCGACGGGATCTCGACCTTCACCGTCACCCAGAGCGGCGCCTGCCTGATCGAGCGGGCGATCACCACCTATCAGACCGACAGCTTCGGGCTGGCGGACGTCAGCTTCCTCGATCTCGAAACCCCGCTGACGCTGTTCTTCCTGCGGGCCAGCTTGCGCGCCCGGATCGCGCAGAAGTTCCCGCGCCACAAGCTCGCCGCCGATGGCACCCGCTACGGCGCGGGTCAGGCGATCGTCACCCCGTCGACCATCCGCGCCGAGCTGCTCGCGCTCGCCCGCGAGTGGGAGGAGCTGGGGCTGGTCGAGGGCCTCGACCAGTACAAGGCCGACCTGATCGTCGAGCGCGACGCGAGCGACCCGAACCGCATCAACGCGCTGGTCCCGCCGAACATCGTCAACCAGTTCCGCGCCTTCGCCGCGGCCATCCAGTTCCGGCTCTGAGCCGCCTCTCACACCCGTTTCAAAGGACGATAAGACATGGCCAATCGCAATCAGGTTCTGGGGCAGGTCACCATCGAGATCGATGGCGAGCGCATGCCCACCTCGGGCGAAAGCACCCTGCAGATCGGCGGGCTCCAGCGCGAAAACGTGCCGGGTGACTTCGACGCCGGCGGCTTCATGGAACGCACCGTGCCCTCGCGCTGCGTTGTCGGGCTGCTGCACCGCGACGGGGTGAGCATCGCTTCGATGCGGTCGATCGATAACGCCACGCTGATCATGAAGGCCGACACGGGCAAGACTTGGGTCGTGCGCGGGGCCTATTTCGTCGAGGCCGGGGACATCAGCCAGGACGGCAAGGTGCAGGTGACCTTCGAAGGCCAGCCCGCCGAGGAGCTGCTGTAATGGCCCTGCCTACCCACACGCTCGCCCACACGCTGCTGCACCCGATCGTCGCCGAGACGAGGCCCGCGGGAAGCACCGAGGTTATCTTGGAGGAGCTGAAGCCCGCTGGCTTCACCGTCACCATGCGCCGCCCCAAGGCCAAGGACATGCGCGCCTTCGACCGCCACGCCGACGCCGAGATCGCGGCGGTGATCGATCTGATCGTCGCCTGTTCGGGCCTGTCGATCATCGAGGCCGAGAACCTCGACGCCGACGACTTCGGCGCGCTGGGAAACTTGCTCGCGCCGAAATCGCCCGGTGGCCAGCAGACTGGAACGTCTGTCTAGCCGCCCTCGGCAAGTACTTCGCCTTCCAGCCTTCCGAACTGATGGAGCTGGACCGCGACGATCTCGATTTCTGGCTGCTCGCTGCCGAGCAGCTGGAGGACCGCGCGCAAAAGGACTGAGCCCATGCGTTTCTCGATGATCCTCGAAATGGTCGACCGGCTCAGCGGCCCGGCGCGGCGTGCCCGGGGCGGAGTTCGGGGCCTCGCTGACAACGTCCGCCAGATGGGCCAGCGCATCCGCCGCGCGGTGAGCGATGTGCGGAGCGGCGAGCGCAGCCTCGAACACTTCGCCCGCCGCGCCCGCCGCCTGCGGCAGGTGGCGCTGGGCCGGATCTTCCAGGCGATCGGCGCGACGGTGCGCGGGCTCACCCGCAACCTCGGCAGTCTGATCGCACGGCTGCGACTGGTGGAGCGCGCCGGGAGAGCGGCGGGTGCGGGGCTGCGAAAGCTCGGCGGAATGGGTCTCGGCTTCCTCAAGAACGGATTGATGGCCGGGGGCGCGGCGCTGGCCGGCGCGGGCGGCTTCGCCCTGTTCGATCTGTTCCGCACGGCGGGCCAGTTCGAGCAGTACCAGGTGATGCTCGAAGGGCTGGAAGGCTCGGCTGCCGGAGCGCGCAAATCGATGGCCTGGGTGAAGGAGTTCACCGCCAAGACCCCTTATGAAATCGCCCAGGTGATGGAGGCCTTCGTCGCGCTGAAGGCTTACGGCATCGATCCGATGAACGGCTCGCTGACCGCGCTGGGCGATGCATCCTCGGGCATGTCGAAGCCGCTGCTGGCTGCGGTCGAGGCGCTGGCCGATGCCACCACCGGCGAGTTCGAGCGCCTGAAAGAGTTCGGCATCCGCGCGAGCAAGGAAGGCAACCGCGTGTCCTTCACCTTCCGCAAGAACGGCAAGGACATCCGGCGCGATGCCGACATGACTGGCGAAGCGATCGAGAAGACGCTGGTCGGGATCTTCAGCGAGCGCTTCGGCGGCGGGATGGCACGGCAGGCCACCACCCTGTTCGGCATCATCTCCAACCTCAAGGACATGTGGACCAACTTCCTTCTGCTGGTGGCAGAGGCGGGCGTCTTCGATGTGGTCAAGAAAGACCTCGAGTCCTTGCTCGGCCGGGTGAACGAGCTGGCCAAGAGCGGCGAGCTGAAGCGCTGGGCCGAGGACATTTCCGACCGGCTCGAAAAGGCGTGGAAGTGGGGCAAGAGCTTCGTGGAGAATACCGACTGGGACCAGGTCGGGAAGGATCTGCGGGATATTGCCGAAGCTGTGATGGCGGTGGCCGATGCCGTGCTCTGGCTTAAGAATGTGATGCCGGACGGCGGGTTCTTCTCGGGTGAGCGGGCGGTGCTCGGATGGCTCGGCTCGATCCCCGATCAGATCAAGGGCCTGCGCGGCTCGCTGGCACCCACGTCGCCCGGGCCTGCGCCCGGATCGCCCGCCTCGCGCCTTCCCAGCGACAATGACTTCATCCGCCGGATGCAGGGCAAGCCCACCGCCGCGCCGCAGATCGGAGGCGCGGTCAAGATCGACATCACCAGCGCACCGGGCCTGTCGGTCCGCGCGACGCCGGCGCCCGCCCCGGGCAAGATGTTCCCGCTCGAGGTTCGCACCGGGCGCACCATGCGGAGCGGTTCCTGATGGCGTGGCGCGACCAGTACCAGCAGGGCAGCTTCCGCGGCGCGCCCTTCCGCACCGAGGCCGAGGAGCGCAGCGGCGGCCGCCGCGTGGTCAGCCACGAGTTTCCCGGCCGCGACGATCCGGTGACCGAGGATCTCGGCAGGCGGGCCAAGACCTTCTCGATCGACTGCCACGTGATCGGGGCCGAGTTCCTGCGCCAGCGCGACGATCTGCTGAACGCGCTCGAAGCGGCAGGGCCGGGCCTGCTGGTCCATCCGCAATACGGGCGGATGATGGCCGTGGTGTTCGAGTATTCCTGCTCGACCAGCACCGAGGAAGGCGGGATCGCCCGGTTCCGGATCACCTTCGGCGAGGCCGGGCAGGCGGTGCCCTCGAAGTTCTCCAAATCGGCCGGCAACGAGGCC